ACTCGTAGTCAAACGTGACGTGGCCTTCGGTGATCTGGGACACGGTGTTCGCCTCGGGGTCTATCCAGCAGTGGCCGCCGAGGATGGCCTCCTGGGCCTTGAGGTCGCGCAGGTAGTTGTTGATGCTCTCTGTGACCTGAGCGACGTAGCTTCTTGTGATGTTGCGGTCGACGGCCCAAAGGTGGCTCTGCAGGATCGCGTCATCGATAAAATCCCTGAGGCGCCGCACGTTGATAAACTTGTGCCGGCTGTCCAGCGCGTCGGCCTCGTCGTAAAGGGTCCGGTTGCCCCACAGGCGAAAGCCCTGCTCGTTCACAAAGGTGGCGATTTTGTTTTTGTTCAAAAGGTTGGCGCCGGACTCACCCGAGGAGGGATCGAGCGAAAACTCGACCGGATGGGTAAGGCCGACGACCGACGAGCACAGCCGGTTGGACGGCGACACCCAAAACCCAAGCTCAGCGTCGGTCTTGGCGATCAAGGCGGCGGCGAGAACCGAGCCGCCGACCACCCCGATCGGAGCGGCCAGCCGGACGTTGGGATAGACCGGATAGAGCCTTGAGCTGCGAAGACTCGCAAAGCTCCCGATCACCGCTTGCAGATCCCCGCTGTCTGGGCTCTCAAGGGGCGCCACAGCGCGCAGCCGCCCTGCCACGACGCTGAGAGCTGCCCTCACCGACTCGTCGGCGGAAAACTCGGGCGCAATCACAATGCGCGGCTGGGCGCCAAGCGCTGCCTTGGCCTTGAGCAGGCCGTATACGCCTGTCAGCTCGCCTTGCGTGCCCGCCACCTGGGTAGCCAGAGCGTCGGCCTCGCCAAGCCCGACTGTGACGACCACGCAAACGGCCTGCGTCTCCTCGTAGATTGCAGCAAGCGTCTTTGGCAGACTCCCTGGCGCATCGAGTGCCCCGAAAAGCTCTCTGGCTTCCCTTGCTCCTCTGACGAGCATGGGCGTGTGGGCAGTCACTTTGTCTGACAGAGCCGACGTCCCAACGACCCCAATGACCGACGTGGCGGGGGTTCTCACCCCGGGGGCCGTCCTGGTCGTGACCGGCACGACCTCGATTCCATGCCAAAAACCTTCAGCCACCTGGCGACCTCCCCTGTTCGAGTGCCGTGATCCTGGCTTCCTGCTCGGTGACTTTCGTCTGCAGGGCTCGCACCTCACTTGCCATCAGCTCTTGGAGCCTTCTCGTCTCGTCGACCAGAAGCGCTATCTGCTCTTCGAGAGTCACGTCCCTACTCCATAAAGAAAACGGCAGGCTTTCGCGCCGAGCGAGAAAAAAGCGCCTGAGTGGCCTCGACTATTTTTAGACCCCAAAGACCCTCCTTTAGGCCTGGAGAGGTAAGCTCTGCCTCGGAGAACTCAAACTCGACAAGCCCGCTGCCGAGATAAAGATACTTCTCGCTGTAGTCGGCTGTTTCGAGGCGAAAGCGCCGCTGAAAGTCGTTGAGATAGATCTCGAGCGTCAGCTCGCGCGGGAAAGAGGCGCCCGTGCGCAGAAGCCAGAAGTCTCTGAGCCCGACCTTGAGGCTGCCAGACGTCTTCTTGGTAAATTCGTACACGAGAGGCCCCCCCATATCGGGGACGGGAGTCGACACCTCGAGCTCGAGCTCCTGCAGAAGAGCTTGAGCCCCCGCCCCAGCAGGCCAGCCAAGAAGGGCTCCAAGCCGCTCCTTGTAGCGGGCAAGCTCACCTCGAGCCTCGGCCACTTGGGCCTCAAGCTCCGCTTTGACCCCCTGCAGAAGCCTCTCAGTCTCGGCCTTTTGGGCCTGAAACTCGGCCCGCAGAGCCGCCAGCGAGGCCTTGGCGACCTCCTTGAAGGTTAAAAACTCCCCTCGGGTGGCGGCCAGCTCTCGCATCAGCTCGAGCGTGTGCCGCTGGCCTTGCGTGAGAGACAGCGCCACCGCAGCAAGCTCCCGTGCCAAGGAGAGGTTGAGGCGCTCTCCGACCCCTTCGACTGCAATGAGAGAGTCCGGGATCTCTTCGAGAATGAGGTCGATGCCAAAAAGCAGGTCTTCCGACGCTATCCGCTTGGCGAGAATCTCGCCTGCCCTAGAGAGCACGGCAAAGAGGATCGGTCCGTCCACCCCTTCGAGGCTTGCCACAATGCCCATCTCGCCGACGTCGTAGGCTTCTCTCCCAGAGCGAAACTCGGCTGTGAGGTGAACGCGGTTTCCAGAGACCCGGTTTGAGTCGGCAAGACTCGAAGCCTCGACCCTCTCCTTGAGCGCCTCCTCCGAGCCGTCTGGATCGTAGGAGGCCTTTCCCAGCTCAATGCCGACAAAGCGAAGCCTCTTGCCCCTGGCCTCGGCCTCGGCCAGGGCCTCGAGCCCGCGTCTTGTAATCCTAGGGCGCTCCATCAACGCCCCACGACGGCGGCAAAACGCTTGATGCGAGTCAGGCGCGCAAACATCGCTGCCCCGACTGTGGCCTCGGCCTCAAACATGACGTCGAGGTCAAAGCGGGCTCTAAGCGGCTTTAGCGACTCGATGACGCGCAGGATGCGGCGTCTTTCGGCCTCGCCAAGGGGGCGGTTGTCCTTGTTGAAAAGGATGACCTTGAAGGTGTAGGGCTCCCTCGGCTCGGGGTGGTCCCACCACTCGCGGATTCTAGCCCTGACGCCAAGGGTCTCCATGGCCAAGTCGATGGCAGCCAGGGTGCCGCGCAGCCTTTTGATCTTCTCAAAGCGAGAGATGATCTCACGGCGCCGCCTCGTCAGGTCGTCTTCGCTCTCCACCCCGACAAAGTCCTCGTCCCACAGCTCAACCCCCCTCTCCCAAGCCAGATACGGCAGAAAGGCCGGCGGGCAGGTGTCAGGGTCAAAAAGCGAGGCAAAGTCAAAGGAGAGGCCCTCGAGCCTCTGCCCTGCGACCTCCTCGAGCGTCCTCTCAAGCGGCGTCGAATTTTTCGGCAGAAGGCTTGTCACGAGGACATCTCCAGCTTGAGGCCGTCCTCGCCGTCCTCAAGAAGCGGCGCCTCAAAGGCCTCGCACAAGACGCCGCCCGTGGGCTCGAGCAGCTCGGCCGAGGTGACGTCGTTTTGGGCATGGAGCGCGGCGTAGAGGACAGACGGCTCGAGGCTTGCCCCCACCCGAAAGCGCGTCCTAAAAAGCTCTCTAAGCGATGCCTCGGCCTGCCCCTGCACCATCCGCCAGTCGGCACCGTAGGGAACCTTAAGACGCGCACGGAGGCGAAAGCGCCTCAGGCTTGCCTCCTCGACAGTCAGCTGATCGGTCAGCGCGCGCACGTAGGCCATCTTGTCGCGAAGCAGCGCCAGGTCGGCCGCGCGCACCGACTCTTCTGTCTTGGGGTCAAAAAGAACCCAAAGCTTGATCCGCGCCGGAGAAACCTCGGCGCAGTTGGCGTCGACGACATACCCACCCCCGGAAAGCCGAACGGCCTTGGCCTGAGCGATGTAGCCGACTTTTGACCCGGCAGCCGACAAGAGATCGTCCTCGTCCAAAAACCGCCCAAGGAGACTCTCGTCTGTCTCGCCAGCGGCCCTCGTCAAGCCGCGGCGTGCTGCGACGTGATCGAGGTTTGCCCCCCGGGCAAAGGCCGGCATGGTGGCACGCGCGGCCTCGTTCACACGGGCGCGCAGGAGCAGCTCGCGGTAAGCACACACCTCGAGCACCTTGACGGCGGGGTCTGACTCGAAAAGGTCGACGGCTTCGCCGTAGCGAGCGCGAAAGTCTTCGAGTAGCTGGCGCTTGATCGCCTCATAGCTCAAGGTCTCCACCACCTCGGGCGCCGGCAGGCGGCGAAGATCGATCACGCCAGCTTTCACCGCTCAAGCCTCACGGCGAGCGAAAACGGCGTGTCTGTCACCTTGATGATGCCGTCAAGCAGGATGGAGACTGTCCCGTCTTCGACTTTTTTCTCGTCCTCTGGCCCATCGAGCACCTTGACGGCGCTGAGCCTCACGCGGGGCTCCCAGCGGGCTACGGCCTCGTGGACGGCCGTAAAGATCGACATCTTGTCGATGCCTCTCCCCAGCAGCTCAAAAAGCCTGGAGCCGTAGTCTCTCAGCATGACGCGCGAGCCCTTAGGCGTGGTGAGGATGTCTTCGAGGCTTTGGCGGACGTGCTCCTCGGGGGAGAGACTCTTTCCCGTGCGACGCGACATCATCCAAACTTTCCCTTCCCACTGCCTGGGTCGACCTGGACCTCGTTTTTCTCGACGATGTAGGCGACCAGCTCGGCGAGCAGATCCGCCAACACGCCTCCCCTGGCCCCGTCGGCGTCGAGCTTGAAGCCAAGCTCTTTCATCTTGGCGAGTATCCTCTCTCTCACTTCGGCCTGGTCAAGCATGCTTGGCCTTGCAGCGGGCAGAGCCCTGCGGGTGCGGCCCCCCGGTAAAGGCGCAGACCGCTTCGGTCGTCACGACGCCTGCGGCCGCGTCGGCGCCGCCGAGCGCCACGCTGTCGGCCTCGACGACGACCGCCTTGGCCTTTACGACGATGCTTACCCCGCCTTGGACCTCGAGCCTTGCCCCCTCGGGCAAAACAACCCGCATGGCTTTGGCCGCCTTGTCGTAGGACACGCTGGCGCCATCGCTATAGCTCAGGCGGTGGCCATCCTCCTTCGGCAAGCTGTCTTTTGTCATGACAGCCCCGAGGATGACCCCTTGAGCAAGGGAGCCCGACGGAAAAAGACAAAGAACCTGCTCTCCGACCTCAAGCGGCCAGTTCTCGCGGTCGCCCCGCCCGCGTCTTTTCAAGGTCGAAAGCGGCGGGGTCTCAAGCCCCCCTTCGATCCTGACCCTTGCCCTTGCCCCGAAGTCCTGGGTGGCCGTGACGACGCCAAAGCTCACAAGGCTTGCAAGCTGGCGCCGCATCTCAGCTGCCTCAAACGCCTTCACAGCTTGTCCTCCGTGAGCCTTGTCTTGCGCACGATGACGGGAGCGGGGGCTGTGCTTCTTCGCACGACGACCACCGGTGCTCTGCTAGCCCCCTGACGCGGCTTTGCCGGGGGAGGCGCAGGCTTTGGCGCCGGTTTGGCTGCCGGCTTGGGCGCTGGCTTGGGCGCTGCCTTAGCGGGCTTTTCCTTCGGCGGCGGCGGCGGCTTCTTGGGCTTTGGAATCTTGTGCTTTCCGCGAAAGCCGTGCTCGAAGTCGGAGCACTTCTTGAGCGACCTCTCGCGAATCTCAGGTGGCAGGTCCAAAAGCTTGGCCCTTAGCTTGTCAAAATGCCTCCAGGTCCAAAACTGCCAGCTCCTTCGAGCTTTGGCGGCGGCCTTGAAGGCCTCGCTTCTTGTGACAAACTCGTAGAGGTCGTCTTGGCCGCTGCAGACGTCAAGGCCAAGCTTGAGGATGGCCGAGCAAAACTGGACGGTCCAAAGGGGGGAGGCCTTAGCGGGCTCTTTGAGCTTTTTTTCAAGCAGCGGCCAGGCCCAATCGCCGACGTAGCCGTCAAAAGCCATCTTGGAGAAGGGGTCAAAGGCCGTAAACGGCAGGTAGCCGAGCCTGGTGGCCTCTTCGGTGAAATCAAGCACCACGCGCTTTCTTTTGGTCACGGCGGCACCTCTGCTGCCTCTGGGTACATGGCGAGAGTGTCCCAGTCGTTGACGCCAAGGCGCACCAGCTGCGCCCACTCGCAAGACCACACCTCGTAGCCTGCGACGGCAAGGTCAAACCGAGAGTCGACGCAGCGAAGCACCCGAGCCTGCCGCGCGTAGTCGACAAATGTCTGGTTATGGACAGCAAGGGCGATCCTTGCTGCGACGTCGCGAGCTGTCACCTGCTGGCGGCCGCGGGCGGGCGGCAAGACGGCCAGAGCCTCCCAGCGCGTCTCAAAGTCCATCTCGCCTGTCATCGGGTCGCCCTCGGGCTCAAAGTCGGTCATCTCAAAAAAGATGGCAGGCACCTTCTCGATCTTTTTGGTCTCGGGATAGGCATCGTAGACGGGGATTTTCGGAAAAACCCGCCTAAGCTCGTCACCGACTTTCTGGTAGATCTCGCCAAACATCTCGTCTCTACCCGAGTAGGCCTCCGCGGTATTTGACCTCGTGCAGGAGGTTTCTCAGAAACACCTCGCGCACGTCCACCTGGAGCGCCGCGGCAGCGGCGGCCCTGTGCAGCTCCACCTTCTGAGCAATAAGCGGATGGCGCGCTCTCGACCCCCTCCGGTAGACCTTTCTTTCCAGCCGTCCGAGCCGGCTGCGAGCGACAAAGGCCCCTTCGACAAACCTTCCCTGGCGAGTCGAAACCCCCGCCCGGCCTTGCCTGGCTCCTGCCAGGATCAAGGGCAGATCATGGGTGATCATCGAGAGCGTGGCTTTCATCCCTCTGCCTCTGGTCTTGATCCTCTGGCGCACGGGCCTTAGCAGCACTCTCGCCTCGTCTGCCGTCTCATGTGCCAGCTCTCGTGCAAAAGTCCTCACCGTGCGCGAGAGAGCCCGCGCCATGGCCGCCTCGAGAGTCTTCTCAGACATCTGGACCGCTTCTGCGAGGCCTTCGATTTCCTTTTCGAGGCTCAAGCGAAGTCCTCTCCAAGCTCGGTGTCGAGCTCTTCGGCAAGATCAAGCTGACTCATCCCGGTCAGATCGTCGTGGCAGGCGGCCACCCGGTAGCGCCTGCCCTCAACGGCAAAGACATCCCCAGCCTCGGCCCCCGAAAGATCACTCGTCAGGCCGAGAAACTGGCTGTTCTCGGCCGAAACGCGCATCGAGCCGACGGCCTCGTCGAAGAATTTCACGTCAAAGACGCCTGTCACTTCTCTGCCGGAAAGCTTCCCGGTTTGAAACACCCCCCGGTGGACGAGGTCTGTTCCTCTAAAAAAAAAGGTAATGTCCCCCTCGCCGAAGGCATCTTTTGGTGTCAACTCTCGCCTCGTTTTGACCGGGCGCGATCTGGTCCAGGTCCAGGCTCTGGCCCCTGGGGTGGCTTGATGGTGTCGTAGAAGGCAAAGGACTCGGGGTGGCGGATGGCGATGTCGACGTCTTGAATGACTCGGATACGCACTGTCCCCGAGGTGCCCTTGAGATAGGGGTTCACCTGGACGTCGAGCACCCCCCACTCGCCGATCACGAGATCGGCCCAGTTGCCAAAGATCATGGCGCTCTTGTCGCTGTTCAAGTTGTCGGGGACGATGGTCGAGACCTCGGCCGGGTAGCCGTTGACGATGCCACGCCCATTAGACCCGCTTCCCCAGATAAAGGTGCTGCTGTTCTCGTTGACGAGCGTGGTTTTCAGCATGCCCGAGACCCTGGGGTTTGTGAGATAGGCGAGCGAGCCGAAATTGGCGTTGGCCTTGGCAATCGCCGTCTCGAGCATAACGACGGCGTTAAAGTCAAAATCGGTGAGCGGCACATTGGCCACCCCCTCGGTCGAGAGAATGCCCCGGGGCTGGTTGTCCTTGCCGCTGCCGGCGATGGCTGCCAGGTCGATGGCGCTTGCCACGGCCGTGGCGAGGTCTTCTCTGACGACCTCCTCGACGTCGATGGAGCTTTGGAGGATGAGCCGCCGGGAAATATCGGTGAAGGCACCAACCGACTTGGGCGAAAGCGGCACCTGGTCGGTCTTAAAGGGCTGCTCCTCGACGTCCTTGGTCTCTGCCACCCAAAAGGCCTTGGCGCCGCCAGCCATCCGCGGCAGCGTCACGTTACCTTCAAGGCCCGAGAGGATCTTGGCTCCGAGCTGGCGGATCACAAGCCGTGCCCGAAGCGCCTCGATAAAGCTGCCTGGCGGGATATTGGTGGCAACCAGCGAGCCGGCAGACCCCGGGGCTGTCGTCGTCTCAAAGCGCGAGGCAAACATCACGTCCGAGGGCACAAGAAAGCCGCTGGTCTCGCGCTTAAACTTCGCCGCTGCGGCCTCGCTCACCTCGCGCTCAAACTCGGCCCCCCGCCAGTCGTTGTTGAGGGCAGCGCGCATGGCTTTCAGAAAAGAAAACCGCTTGGTCTCGTCGCGGCTGAGACCGATGTTCTCGCGCGCCGAGGTGGGGGCTGCCGCCGGCAGCTCAGGGCGTGACTCCATTGCCAAGAGGAGCTTTCGCGAAAACTCGTCGACCGACAGGCCTTCCATCAGGGCCGCGCGCGCCAGATCTTGTTTTTGAAACCTGTCTCCAAGCGAGATGATCTCGAGCGCCCGCTTGCGTTCGTCTTCGGCGCCTGCTGCCACCACCACTGCAACGTCCTCCCTCTTTGGCTCTGCGGCGCTCTCCTCTTGGGGGCCGCCCAGCTGGTTGATGTCTTCAAAGTGACTGCCCCGGCCGACTCCGACTGTCGGGTCGGCCGGCACGGCCTCGAGCGAGATCTCGAGCGGCTCCCAGTCGGTGACGCGGTAGGTGTCAGGTCCCTCGCTTTTTTGCTCCTCGAGCTTTAGCTCGTGGTAGCGGTAGGAGACCGACACGTTACTTTTGATGCCGTCTTTGACGTCCTGGAAGGCTTCCTCGCCGAGCTGGTTTCTGGAAAATTTCACAAGCGCCTTGCCGCGCCGGCCCTCGACGGTGGCCTCCAGCACGACTCCGATCTGCTGATTACGGTCGTGGTTTAAGAGAAAAGCTCCGCCGCGGTTGATCCTCGCAAGGCGCACGGCCCGCGCCCCGTGGTCGAGAACCTCTCTTCCAAACCACCGGTCGACGGGGGCTTCCGAGGAAAACGTCAAAACGACCGTGCGGGCCTCGTCGTTGATCTCGCCCGAGGCAAGGTCAGAGAGCCTATGAGAGATACTGCTCGTCTGACTCAGTAGCCTCTGCCTCACCCTCGTCTCCGCTATCTTCTTCACTGCCCTCTCCAAAGCTCAGACCGAATTTTTCGGCCTTGGCCTTCTCGGCTACGATTTCTGAAAAGACGTCGTCCAGTGACCTCCCCTGCTCGGAGATGATCTCTGTGCGCGATTTGAGCCCGGCCTCGAGCGCCAGGATGTTGGCCTTGGTGTCTTTGAGCGGGTCGACCCAGGCCCAGCGCCTGGCGACCCACTGCGGCGAGTCAAAGCGGTCCATGTTGACCGTTGTGATTTTCGTGAATTTCTTGGAAAGCACCGCTCCCGTCAACCACTTCGCGTAGACGGCCTCGCACAGGTTCTCAACCAGCCAGTTTTGCAGGCACACGTAGTGGTCACGCTCTTCGAGAAGACTCGATCGGAGAGACGAGTAGCTGACGCTCTCGACGTCGTTGGCAAGCGAGTTGTAGGAGATGCCGAGGCCTGCCGAGATGCCGCGCAAACAGGCCTTCACGAAGGGGCCGAAGTTTCCGGCCGGGTGCTCGGGGTTCCAGGGCTCAAACTCGACCCCTTCCGGCAGAAGCTCGAAGGCTCCCGGCTCGGCCTTCTGGATGACGTTTCCCTCTTCGTCGGGCTTGAGGTCGTCGCCGACATAGCCCGCGCCGCCGGTCTGCTTGAAAAAGCCCATCTTGGTGCTTGCCACCCGGGCTGCGACCAGCTCGGCCTCCTCGTAGCCACCGAGCATCTTGAGGCGACTCATGGCCGTGTGAATCCACGGCACGCCGCGGGTTTGTTGCGGCATGTCCTGCATGAAAACGTGCAGGATCTCGCCGGCCGGGATGCGCCGGTAGTGCCGGCCTGCCACCACCTCGCCCGTGTCGCGACCTGACTTGAAGTAGTAGGCAGTCGGCTTTCCCCACTCGTCGAGCTCGACTCCCATCGAGATGAGCCTCTCGCCCTTGCTGTCTGAGAGCTTTTCGTCAAGCAGGGCCGGGTCGATCACCTGCAGCGCCAGACCGTAGGGGTAGCGCTCGCCGTAGACAAAGCGAAGGAAAGCCTCGCCGTCGCGCGCCACCCCCTGGAGCACAAGCCGCTGAACATCCCGCCAGGAAAGCCTCCCGGTAACGTCGCAACTGCCCTTTTTCCCCCAGCGGCGAAACTGCTCCTCGATCTCGTCGTTCACCTGGTGGTCGATTTCGCCCTGCACCTTAAACGAGCACCTAAGCTGAATGCCCTTGGGGCCGACCACGTGCGTGTTGAGGAGCGCCAGAAAGCGCTTCACGTAGTCGTTGTTTTGCGCCAGATCGCGCGAGCGACCCCGAAGACGAGACAGCGAGGCGAGGATGTCTTTGTCGTAGGGGGTGTCAGCCCCCCAGCCAGCTGCCTGCAGCCGGGAGGTCTTGGCAGCGTCAAAAACCCTTTTTTGAACCTTGTCTTTGCGCCCGAGAAAGACTCTGGCAAACCAGCCCACGCGTCTTTAAAACCTCACGAGGACTTGGCGGGCAGACGGCAGGTCTCCGCGTCTAAGCCGTGCCTCAAGGCGAGCAATCTCTTTTTGGTAGTAGTCTTTTGCCTGAAGCAGCTCTTTGAGCGGGATTTTGTCGAGCCGGCGCTTTCCGAGGTTGGTCTCGATCTCAAAGGAGGAGATGTCGCTGCCGACGCGGCCTGCAATCGTAGCGTCGATGGCAGCCGAAATCGACCTTGCGCGCTCGAGCGCCACTTTGACCTCTTCCACTAGTTTCTCCAGGCGTTCACAAAGCCGACGCCACTTGGCCGCTTCTTGAGGAGGACCTTTTTTTTCTCGCTCGCCTTGCCGTGGCTGTCTCGAAGGCGCTCCATCCTCTGGGTGATCTCGCGAAAAAGCGGGTTGAGGATGACGGCGGCCGCGTGCGCGTAGACGGCCGTGTCGAGAGCTTCGTTGCGACGGTGCCGCGGCAGCTCCCACACCTTGACGGGGTGGCCATTTTGGTAAGTGATCTTCACGCGTTCTGAGGTAAGCTGTTTATAGTAATCGCCGGAAAGCGCCATGGGGAAATGTATGTAGCCGGGGCCAGGATCTGAAAGCTTGAGCCTCTGGTAGAGAAGCGTCTTCCCCTCGTCGACGCCAAGCGGATAAAGCACCACCTCGCGCCCGTCCGAGGGGCTTTTGCGTCTGGTCGGCGCACCGACGACTGGCCTTCCCGTGCCGCGCACGCCTTTTACGGCAAAGACCCTCTGGCCGGTCTTGCCGCGCACGTAGTCGTAGACGATCTTGGTGTTGTCGCCCGCGTCGACGGCGGTTGCCACGACCCGGACGGGAAAGCCCCACTCGTGGCGAAACTCTCGCGAGCGAAGCTCGTCGAGCTCTGCCCACGGCGCCTCTGTGGCGACGTCCCCCCAAAAGACATAGTAGCCGATCACCCAGGCCTCCCAGTCCTCGCCGTAGCCGATGACGTGGGCCTCAAGGCGGTCGTCTTGGACGTCGACTCCAAGACAAAGCACCCTGACACCGGCTGGCACCTCGGCCTCGTAGTTTTCGGCTCTCGTGGAAAGCAGACTCGAGGCCACCGTGTCGACCTCGTCCTCGTAGGGCTCGCCGAGAAAGGTGTTGTAGAAGACCTTCATTTTCTCGGTGTCGCGCTGGGCTGCCATGTACTCGTCAGCCGTCTCGCCAAAGGAGACCCACGGCGAGTAGAGGGCCGAGATGTGAAAGCCGACACTTGCCCCCCGCCTCTCGGGATCAAGGCAGCGCCAGCGACCGGCCTTGAGGGCTGTCAATTTGTGGCCGTCGTAGATCGCCCCCGCACACTCCTGGCAGCGGTAGAAGGCTGTCTCAGTCCTGGCCTCCTCCCAGACCACCCCCTCCCATTCAAGGACGATAAAGGCTCGGCAGTGGGGACAGGGCAGCTCGAAGACGTGCCGTCTGGAGGCCTCGTAGAGGCGGTTGATCTTGGAGGTCCGGCGCTCCCGCGAGGGCGAGCTGGTAGCGATAAATTTTCGGTTGTAGAAGGTCGACGACCTCTTTCGCGCCAGATCGAGCGGGCTTCCCTCCGAGCCGGCTGAATCCGGCATCCGGTCGACCTCGTCGGCGTAGACGATGCGAATCGGCCTAGAGGAGAGCGAGGCTGGCGAGTTGGCGCCAGCCAGCGAGATGTGACCGCCGGCAAAGCGCTTGTGCAGCATGGTGTTGGAGGAGTCCTTGGCCTTGGGGTCTTCGACGATCTTGGCAAGGACCTTTGCGTCGCGAATCATGGTGGCCAGGCGGTCTTTGCTCCAGATCTCGGCTAGCTCGAGGGTCGGCAGAAGCACCAGCTGGGGGCTTGGCTCCTGGTGGGTGTAGTAGCCGATGCAGTTGAGAAGAAACTCGGTCTTTCCGACCTGGGCTGCAGCCTTGACGATGACCTCTTTGACCTCTGGTGCCTTGACGGCCTCCATGATGCCTCGAAGATAAGGCACAGCGTCGGTGCGCCAGCGGCCTGGCGAGGCCGAGGCCTCGCCTGAAAGGACACGGTAGCGCTCGGCCCAATCCGAGATGGAAAGCCGAGGCGGCGGGGCAAAGGCTTCGCGAAAGACTTCGAGCAGCTCCCCTTTTGCCCTCAAATGACCTCTCCCCTGGAAAGCTCGGCCAAGGCGTCGTCGATGGCCCGAGTGAGCACCTCTTCGACCTCGGCTGGCTCACCAAGGAGAGCCAGGGTGGGCGCCAGCGACGCTGGGATCGCAAGAAGCCTCGCCTTGGCTGCCATGACGGCCGCCTTCCAGAGCTTTTTCACCTCGTCGACTGGCACGAGCTGGCGCTCTTTCTCGAGCAGCTCCAGCTCGAGCTTGTCGGCTCTCACCTTGGTGAGCCGCACCTGCTCGACCTCGAGGGCTCCTCCTTTGTGTTCTTCCCTCAAAGCCTCACTCCGGTGGAGGTTTGCAGACGGACAGTCGGCAGCCACCTGGTGTCGACCTCGGCGTCGTCGATTTTTAGATAGGCGTAGGTCTGGTCGACGGCGCTGTGATTCATTTTGAGCTGGATACTACGGATATCGGCGCCGTCTTCGTAGGCAAACTTGGCCCACGAGACTCTGAGACTGTGGGCTCTTCTTTGGCTTCCCCCGGCAGCAAGCGGGGTGATGCCGGCCTTGTCGAAAAGGACACTAATGCGGCGACAGCTGGTCGAAATGCCTAGCGGCTTGTCCTTGACCTCGAGAGAGGCCGAGAAAAGGTAGGCCTCGGGAGGGGCGTCGTGAAAGTAGCGCTCGATATAGGCCTCGACCATGTCGGCGACTGGCTTTGAGACGCCGACAGTGTAGCGATCGGCGTTGGCCTTGCTTTCAATGGCGAGGCTTTTGCCGCGGCGTGTCTCGACGAGGTCGCACTTTCTAAGCGAAAGAAGCCCGCTGTGGCGCATGCCGACGCCGGCCAAGAGGTAGACGGCCAAGAGGTCGCGGTGGGCCTTCCAGCGCTGGGGGATGTTCAAAGGCGGCGTCGACTTCAAGATCTCCTGGGCCGTGGCGATGACCTTGGCGGTTTCGTCTCGGGTGAGCGCCTCGGTCTGGACCTTTCTGTCGATCTTTGGAACCTTGAGCCTTTGAAGCGGGTTTTTCGGGATCTCCTCTTCGCCAGCGCAAAACTGCATGAAGGCTTTGACGGCCGACAGCTCGCTGGCGATGGTGGCCGGCTGCTTGCCAAGCTCGGCTCGGTACTGCTTGAAGGCCACGACGCTTTCCAGCGTGAACTTGTCGAGACGGTCGGCGGGGCTTTCGAGCACGTCCTTGGCAAAGGCGCGATAGGTGCCAAGGTGCTTGCGGTAGAGCTTGGCGGTGGCGGGCTTTCTTTGGCCGGAAAGAAAGATCTCGAGAAGCTGCTCGAGCCTCTCTTCGGGCGTCTCTGCGAGGTTTCCAAGCCTTGCTAGGCTTTTGGCCGGCTCGGACTTGTCGCTCTCCACCTTGCGCGCAAGCGGTCGCTGGTGGCCGCGCGTGTAGCGGTGGGCGGCACTCACCGACACGCCGTACTTCTTTGCCAAGGCCTCCAGCGTTGCGCCCTCTCGCCTCTCGCGCTGCATGTCGGAGATAAAGCTTTTGCCGTGGGCCTCGGCGATGCTCGGCAGCCGTCGGGGGCGGAGCTTTTTCTGATGAGTGTTCATGACCCCGGTGAGAAACGAGCTGGTCATCTGCTCTTTGGGATCAAGCAGCAGGTTTTCATCAAGCAGCCGCACGTAGAGGCCGTCTTTCCGGCGCTTCTCGTAGAGATCGACGAAGAGGTCGATGTCGAGCCTGGGGTGGTTCAGGCCATCGATCACCACCACACTGCGGTCTTCGGCCGTCAGCATCAGCGAGCGAAAGGAGGTATTCTTTTCGAGTACCACCCGCACCTTGTTCATGCGCTCGTCCAGGTGCGGCAGCATCTTGCCGGGATGCCGCCTCTCCTCCTGCGCCCGGTAGAGCCGCTTCATCTCCTCCAGTGAGCCACCAAGCGACACGTAGTAGATCGTCAGCACCCGACTCTGCTCCTTCCCCAGCACGCTTTTGCGAATAAATAGCGCCCAAGCCCCACCCCTTTCTTCGTCGTGAGAAGTAGGAGGTAAGACAGGGTTACTCCGAAGGGCCGGGACGGCACCGAAGATGAGACGCAAAACCCTTGAGCCACAAGGAGCCCTCGCGCACGGCCATGCATTCTGTCGGTAAATGAACCTATGACTCTAAGATAGCAGACAAAAAGCGGCAGGTTTACGGCTTTCACCAAAGCAGCAACAGCTTCCGATACAATGCACAGAAAGCATGCAAATGGGTCCTTTCCCACCCCCCTTTTGCGGTGCCGGCGGCGCCGCGCCACCTCCCTAGAGAATGAAAAAATTTGCGGACTTACGGCCGGTGCTGGGAAGAAGGATGGTTCCGTATATACCTTTGCTTGTAGAAGCTTGCTTGAGCTCAAGTATATACAAAGTGCGGCCCGCTCCTCTCACCGCCAACCACCCCTTAACCACAGCCCCAAGCAGCCACGAAGGCTCGCGAATTTTTGAAATGCTCAGTGCCAGTCGAGAGATAGCCGAAGCATCATCTGTGTACTCAATAAGGTACGCAATTGGGTACACAATATGCTAGCCTTCAAAGAGCAAAGAAATGCCCCCCGGAGGTGCCCGACCCATGGAAACAACCAACGCCCGAAAGCTCAGAGCCGAGCTGAAAGACTATCTCGACCTCGCCGCCACAGAGCCCATCCGCATCAACCGTCGCTCCGGTGAAGCCTTCATCCTCATGCGTGAAGACCTCTACGCTTCCATGCAAAACGAAATCCTCTCCCTGCAACGCCGGCTGCTCGGTATGTCGCAGGCGCTCGAAGGACAAGGCAGCGCCGTCGAGCCCGGCGAGGTCGCCGAGCGCCTTCGCGCCCGTGCGCGGGCAAAGAAGGACGCCGCCACGTGAAAACTCAGCTCGTCGAGCTGCCAAGCTACCTGAGCGACCTGGAAGAGATCCTCGACTTTCTCGATAAGCAAGACAAAGACGGCGCCGCGCTCTTCTGGTTTGCCGACGAGCTGGAGGCGGTGCTGGAGTTTATCAAGACCAATCCGACCAAGCCGGGAGTCCACCCCGTCACGGGAGATCAAAGCTGGCCCTTTGGAAAAGGCCACTACCGCATATTTTTCAAATGCACGCAGGCGCCTGAGGCAACGCGCCTCTACCTGATCCACGTCATCGACAACCGGAGAGCCAATCTGCGCGTCTACCCAAGCAATCGACTGCCAACCTACAACGCCGACGACTAACCCCTCCCCCAAGAGGGGCCGACGGCGCTACGCAGCTACCACCCAAACAAGTCAGCGTCGGTGCCTATAGAGCCCGCTGGAGAGATGATGGTAAACGACGTTAACCAGAAAAAAGCGGACCTCAGTGAGGCCCAAACCCTTGAGGAGGACTTTCGAGCCCATCGACAAGCCGATTGGGTGGCCCCCCAAGGCGACGAGCGCTCTGAGATCCACGAGATCGACCGACAGGTGAAAGAAAACCTCGCCAAGCGTCACGGCGGCGGCCGGCCCAAAAGCGACGAGCCCCTGGTGGCCGTCTACATGAAGTGGCCAGAGTCGCTGCTTGCCAACGCCAAGGAAGAGGCAAGGCGCCTCAACATCGGCTACCAGAGCTTCATCAAGATGGCCGTCACCGAGTACATCCGTCTAAGACGCGCCAGAGAGCGCGAAACAGCCCAGCTCGGCGACAAGTACACGCTCGCAGAGGAGATCGAGGCCGCAAAGAACGACCGCCTCGCCGAGTGGGCGGGAAAGGTCGAGCCCCTCGATCCCGGCCAATCCGTCGACGAGGTGATCGACGACATGCGGGGAGGCCTCCCCAGAGAGCGCCGCTGATACCAACGCCCTGCTCGAGACGCTTCTTCGGAGGGATCGGTCTGGCTGCCAGGCTGGGCGGCCGAGCTGGCGATGGCGAACATCAGAAGCCATGCCCCGATAGCCTAAAAATATCTGTTAATTCAGGCATATATATACGCGGTTAAGTTACTCGTTATTCTGACGATAAGGTGTGTACTTCACACATTAGTGTGAGTATAATACGGAAGGCTTGCGTGAAGAGAGGAACGATCAGCTGCATGAGTGACTTCACCAAGAGAAGGCTCAAAGACTTCCACGAAGCTCTCAAGCCCCGCTGTCACACGGAGAAGAGTTTTCACGACAGCTTTCTCGTCAGGCGAAACCATCTTGTGAAGAGCGCCGAGAAGGATCCCAACATGATCCGACTCAACCTCGGCGACGAGCAAATCGCAGCCGTCATCGCCACCGGTCAACTCAACGAAGACCAGTCACGCATGAACGGCACCCTGCCTGAGATTGCCCTCGAGGGAAAATTTAGAGACTTCCCCTGGACCGAGCTCGACACGACAGGGGGCGATAAAGCAGTCGACCATATTGAGCCGCTCGTGGTCGTGAGAGTTGTTGTCCGCCAAGGAGCAAGAAAGCACATCGTCGTCACCGCCTATCGACCATGGCGGGAAATCATAAATCCCGATCTGCTTCCGGAGGTGACATATGACTTTTGGTAACCTGCAGCGCCTAGACCAACGCCGTCTCCAGGATGAGTTCGAAGACGCCCACGCCACGTGTGACTGCAAAGGCAAGTGGAAGGTCACGACCCGAGAAAACATCCCCCACACCATCGAAGGGCTCGGCATGGTCCTCCTGGTGAAAGCGCCCTTTGTCGAGTGCGACACCTGTGAGGCGCTCTATTTCTACCCAGGGCTCGAGCAGAATCTCAGGCTCGGCATTGCCACACAGCTCATCAACGATGCGCACGCTCTCGACAAGCGGCAACTGAGGTTTCTTCGCATCGTTGCCGGCATGACCCAGCAAGAAACCGCCAGTGCCCTCAACATGGACGTCAAGGAATACAACAAGTTTGAATCAGTCAACAACGCGACCCGCCATCTCAGCATCGACCGGCAGTTTCGTCTCCGGGTGATCTATGCCCGCCGTCTAGGGCTCGATCTGAATGAGCTGGCACGTATCGCTGATCATCTCGACCCTGATCAGACCGTCCATCTGCCACAGCGGATCGAAAGCAATGACCTCTTCAACCGCCTCGCTCTTTAAAGACAAAGGGGTGCTTAGCCAAAGGTCGGCACACAGGTGCGCTCGCCGTAGACGTTCTGCCGACGCAGAGCGCGCTTCCCCATTTCTTGCTGGTGGAGTTTTTAGGCAATGACTCCAGCACCTCTTGAAGTCTCCCCGCACGCTGCACTCCGCCTCAAGGAGCGTCGCAGCTCGCGCACTGAGGTGCGTCGCAGCTTACTGGAAGGACTGAGCCCGTGAAGGTGACGAAAGACGCCAAGCTAGACGTCGCATACATCAAGCTCCGCACCGGCAAGGTCGCATCCACGGTCGAGCTGCGCCCGGGCATCTTGTTCGACCTTGACAAGAACGGCCAGGTGCTTGGGATCGAAGTGCTAGCATTGAGCCAACTCGCGCCGCTGCTCAAAGCAAGCGGCTCAAGCGGTCGAACCGCCCGAGCGCGTAGGCAGCAGCCAGGCAGCAGACGGCAAGAAAACGCGGAAAACCGAAGGTCATCGACAGCAGCGCAGCGGTCGTCAAATCGTTAGTCTTTGTCGCAATCTAACCAGCTGGGTGCGGCGTCTTTTTGCAGAGAAAGACGGGGGTCGGACGCAGGGAGCCGCTTGCTTACTCTTGTTCATCCTCGCGCCGATCCCAAACAATCCGGGGACGCCTGCCTAACACACGCCCCAGCTCCACAAGACTGGCTAGCGTGAGATTCGCCTCCGCATTGACGATCTTATAAGCCTGCCGAGTACTTGTTCCAAGTCTCGAGGTGAGCATGGGGACCCCGATTTTTTCAGTCGCCATGAACTCAACCACAGTCTTGCTCAGCTCTTCCTGCATCGCCTTCAAATCGGCAAGCTCTTGCAAAGCTTCGAGCCTGCTTTCCGCTCGCTCCTCTGGCGTCAGGCGCGCATTCAGCAGCTCGTCGACGTCCTGGAATTGTTCAAGTCGCTCTTTGGTAAAGCGAGCCACAGCCTACTCCTTGTCCTGCAGCCGTTTTTGAGCAGTTTCGATGTCGGATGCTTGCGATCCCTTGTCATCACCGACGAGCAGGATGGCCCCGTCCTTCTCTTATCGGATCTCCTTTGATTTTACTATATGAAAAATTTGTCATAAAGTACAAACTCTAGCCGCCCTATCCGACGTCATCCCAAGCCCCTCTACTCCCTCCATAAAAGTCGAGCTGTTGAGCCAGATTCTCACTTTCCCTAAAGACTTTGAGGCAAAAGTCCGACCTCCTCCTACAAGCCGCCTAGAGGAATCCGTGCCTGCTCGGAGTTGCCCGAATGCCCAAGCACCACCAACTCTCCTCGGCTCTGACCGGGCTGTGGCTCGCCCTGGCGCCGCTGGCTGCTAGCGCAGGCCCGTTCCCGTTGTCCTACGGCGGACGCCTGACTGATGCGACCGGTGCACCGTTGTCGGGGCCGGTCGATCTTGCCGTGAATTTCTTCCGAAGCGAGACCGGCGGCAATCCGCTGCTCGGCGAGCCGGTCGTCGCCCCCTCCGAGACCCTTCAGGACGGAGTTTTCCAGCTTACTCTCGATCTGCCGGTCGACGACTACACGACGATTTTCCCCTCGGCCGAAACGACCGCCTATATCGAGATCACCGACCAGACCAACGCGCGCACCTATCCCCGGCAGCGCTTTACTGTCGTACCGCTGGCAGCCCGGGTGCCGGTCGACGGCAGCACCGTGACGTTTGACGACAACGGCCGCCTCAAGGCCACTCTTCCGGCCGCCGCGGCCAATACGCCCGGCGTGATCAAAGCGACCGGCGCCTTCGTCGAAGTCGACGCAGGGGGTGACATCACCGCCATCAAACAAGCACAGAGCTTCTCCGGCACGCTGAGCGGTGACGTCAGCGGCACGCAGAATGCCACAGTGGTCACCAAGATCCGCGGCAAGGCCTTCACGGATGCGCTCGATGCCAGCAATGACCAGAAGGTCGTCAAGTGGGACAACGCCACCGGCAGCTTCAAGCTCATGAACGACATTGCCAGCGGCGGCCTGAACGCTGGCGACGTCACGTCGACCACCATAGCCGACGGCACCATCGCAAACGCCGACATCAGCGCCTCGGCCAACATCGATGCCGGCAAGATCGGCACGGGAGCAGTCGACAACACGCACTTCAACTATTTGGCGGGCCTGACCTCAGACCCGCAAGCCCAGCTCAACGCCAAGCAGTCGACCATCACGGCCGCCACCGTCCTGCCGGTCGGCTCGCTCACCACGGACCTGCAGGCCGCCGTGACGCTCGGCGGCTATGGCAGCGGCGCGGGACAAACCGGCGAGCTGCGCTTTACCGAGCGTGACGGGCTCGAGAGCAACTACGTCGGCCTCAAGGCGCCCGACGCGGTCGCAAGCAATCAGATCTGGACTCTGCCAGCCGCAGACGGCACGGCCGGCCAGCTGCTCAGCACAAATGGCTCGGGCGCCTTGTCTTGGGTGACAGCAACCACCGCCAGCTCGGGAGACACCCTGACCAACAAGACGATCAGCGCCGACGACAACACGATCACGGGCATCGACGACTCGGAGATCAAAACAGGCGCGGGTATCGCCCGCGCCAAGCTGGCTTCCGGCACGGCTTCCCACGTGCTCGTCAACGACGGCAGCGGCGTGATGAGCTCCGAGGCGCAGCTTTCGATCTCCCGCGGCGGCACCGGGGCCGCCACCGCCAGCGCGGCACTCACCAACCTGCTACCCGCCCAGACCGGCAACTCCGGCAAGGTTCTCTCGACCGACGGCACGGCGGCCTCGTGGAGTGCTCTCAACGCGGCCAACTGGGACACGGCGCACACCGACCGCCTGAAGTGGGACGGCGGCTCTGCCGGCCTCGTCGCCGCCACCGGCCGAACGAGCCTCGGCCTCGGCACATCGGCTACGCTCGATGCCGGCACCGCCGCCAATCAACTGGTGCAGCTCGATGGCACGGGCAAGCTGCCAGCCGTCGACGGCTCGGCCCTTACCAGCCTCAGCCCCGCCAACCTCAGTGCGGCCGTGGCCGTAGCCAAGGGCGGCACCGGCGCGACGACGGCCGATGGAGCTCTGACGAATCTTCTGCCCGCACAGACGGGCAACTCCGGCAAGGTGCTCACGACCGACGGCAGCACGACGTCGTGGCTTGCTCTCAGCACCAGCAACTGGAATACAGCCTACAGTGAGCGTCTGCAGTGGGACGGCGGCTCTACCGGCCTTGTCGCTGCGACGGCCCGCACCAGCCTAGGCCTCGGCACGGCCGCCACGTTGGACGTCGGCACCACTGCCAACAAGGTCGTGCAACTCGACGGCACTGCCAAGCTGCCCGCCGTCGACGGCTCGCAGCTCACGAGCGTCGTCACGACAGCGACGGTCGACAGCGCCGGTGCCGTGATGAACGGCGACTTCGGCTCAAACGGCCTGATGGCCCGCACCGGTGCGGGGACCTACAGCGTCGTGACCGATAACTCCGCCAACTGGGACACCGCCTACACGGACCGCATGAAATGGGACGGCGGTGCCACCGGCCTGGTCGCCGCGACCGCGCGCACCAGCCTCGGCCTTGGCACCAGCGCGACACTCGATGTCGGCACCACCGCCAACAAAGTCGTCCAGCTCGACGGTAGTGCCCGGCTTCCGGCCGTCGACGGCTCGCAGCTCACCAATTTGCCGGCAGCCAGTCTCACCTGCCCCACGGGCTATATCCTGGTGCCGGGCAATGCGAGCTTCACCAACGCAAGCTTCTGCGTCATGAAGTACGAGGCTAAGAAGGATGGCGCCACCGGCCAGGCCGTCTCGACCGCCACGGGCACCCCCTGGGTCAACGTCTCCTGGTATGAGGCTCAAAGCGCCTGCAAGCGGGTCGGCGGCCACCTTGTCAACGAAGGCGAGTGGATGACCATCGCTCGCAACATCGAGGCAACCGCCATCAACGACATCGACTCTGCAGCCGGCATCCAGCTTGCCACCGGCCACTCCGACAACTCTCCGGCTAGCGCCTTGGCCGCGGTGGCGGACCCCTCGCTTGCGAGCTGCACGCTGACCCTTGCACTCTCCGATGCCAGCAACAACTCCTGCGCCCTGCGTGGCCCCGGCACCTACGCCAACAACAGCACCGACTACGGCTACTACGGTACCAGCAACGGCTACAGCACAGCCTACTCGGCTGGTGGTGCCAACAAGTCGCAAATGCGCACCCACGTCCTCAGCAACGGCAATGTCATCTGGGACATGGCCGGCAACGTCTGGGAGTGGACGGATGCGCAATGCGATACGACGAGCTGGTACACCACCGGATGGGTCGAGTGGAACAACGCCAACGTCACCGACTGGGAGAAACTAGTCGCTGGCCCAAGCGGCTCTCTGACCTCCTCAAACGGGGCCGGTCAGTATTATGGATGCAGCGCAAGTGGCAATGCCCTGCTCCGCGGCGGCCTCTGGTACTATGGCCCGATCGCCGGCGTGTTCGCCGCCACTCTGTACTATGGGCCGTCGGACGTCAGCAGCTCCGTGGGCTTTCGCTGCGCCTTCTCCAATGCCCACTAAGTCCTTGGTTTCTTGGACCTTGGTCCTTGGTTTTGGGGTCTGGGGGCGTAGCCCCCAGCGGCTCCATTTCGGAAATTTCCGAAATTTCGGAAATTGTGCCGAAACAGCACATTCGCGTAAGTTGTTGATTTAATTTATTATGTCTATTTCTCCATCAGGCAGCATTTCCGAAACTTCGGAAACGTCACTTCCGCAACTTCCGCAACTTCGGAAATTTCCGAAATTTCGGAAATTATGCCAGTCAGGAATTTTCTCCTTTTGAGTGAGGATATCCCCTGCTAGGGTGCTTTGCGCTCCCAATCAAGGATCATGCCGCCCGCGATGCCACGCCGCAGCCAGCCCCAATCCCAGCTCGAGGTAAGCGTCGATACTGCCGCGAAATCTCTCGGTGTTTCTGAGCGCATGGTCCTCAACTACATCAAGGCCAGACAGATCAAGGCGCTGCGTGTCGGCAAGCGCTGGTATGTCGACCTCGCCTCGCTGGAGGCCTTTCGGCAGGCCAGCGGTCTCACGGAAAGGGAGCCTCAGGCCATTTCCGAAACTTCGGAAATTTCGGAAATTTCGGAAATTTCGGAAACGCTTCCGAAGTCGCCGGAGGCCACAGGCAGCGAACGCCCGCCGCGCCCCAGGCGGGCCTCCTCTGGGAAGAACCTCGACGGGCTTGCCTGCTACCGGCTGTGCCTGGAGGCTTTCCGGATGCCGATGTGGGGGGACGCCGACAAGCTCCGCTACGGCCATCGACTGCGTGATCTGCAGGGCGCGATTCTCGAGCAGCTCGGCTCCGGGTTCTATTCGTATGGCGCAGAAAAGCGCGCCTACTATGACCGCTCCCGAGGACTGATCGGTGCGGCGTTGGCGCTCGTTTACAGTGATCCTGATGCGAGGCTGCGTTGGGCCAGCGACGTCGCCTTTCTGGAGGGCGATGTGCTGCCCGCGTTTGCGTCTTTGATCAAGAAAATCGAGCGTGGTCAGGACCGCGACGGCCGGGGGCGACGCCATGAGCGCTAGAAGCCCCAAGATCCTCGCCGACAGCTACCAATTGACCGTCATGGTATTTGGAAGAACACGCAGCTTTCCCAAACACTACCGCCCGACACTTGGCCGCCGCCTGGAGGACCGGGCGATCGACCTGACGTCAGCCGTCCGCGTCGCTAGCCTTGCCAAAAGTGGCGGCAAAGACTCGCGGCGGTCCGCCTCCTTGGAGAGCGCCTCGGAGCACTTGGACGAGATCCGGATTCTGCTTCAGCTTTCGCATGACATGCAGATCATTCCGACCACCGGCTATGCCGAGCTGAGCGAGCTGACCGCCGAGGTCGGTCGGCAGATCGGTGGCTTTGGGAAGTTCGAGGCGGATGCCCGTGACCACGCTCCTTGACGAGGTGGCGGCGTTCGAGAACCTTGCACGGGCTTTCCAGCTCTGCGCACGCGGCAAGCGTGCCTCGACCGGCTATCAGCGCGCCATGTTTGCCCACGGCGAGAAGCTCGTCGCCATGCGCGGCAAGATCCTAGCAGGCCAGTATCGCTGGGGACGCTACCGGGAACTCTTGGTGAGAGACCCCAAGTCGCGTCGCGTCTTGGCGGCTCCCTTTATGGACCGCGTCGTCCATACAGCCATCCACGAGATCATCGAGCCGATCCTCGATCCCCTGGTACCGGAGAGCGTGTATGCCTGCCGTCACGGCAAAGGCAACCGGAAGGCCGCGACGGATCTTCTTGCGGTGCTTCGCGAGCATGGCAAAGACCGCTTCGTCATCAAGCTCGACGTCGCGCAATACTTTGCCTCGATCCGGCATGACGTGCTGCTCGCCAAGCTTTTCGAGGCGCTGCCAGACCGGAGTCTCGAGCCTCTTCTGGCTTCACTCCTGCAAAGCCATGCCGAGTATGCCTCTCGCGGCTACGGCATCCCGATCGGAAACCTGACGTCCCAGGTGTTTGCCAACTTTTATCTCGTCTCCGCCGACCGTGTCGCCACCGAGCAGCTCAAAGGCGGCTTCTACTTCCGTTACATGGACGACATGGTCCTCGGGGGCCGCAATAAGTCGGTGGTCCTCGACGCGGCCGACGCCGTGACCCAGCACGTCGAAAGCGAGCTGAGACTTTCGATTCCCCACTTCAAGCGGATGCCGCTCGGTAACGCGCCCGTGCCGTTTTTAGGATATGTGCTCGATCACGGCGGCTATCGGATTCTAAGCCGCAACAAGAGGAGGTTTGCCAAGCGGATAGGGCGCCTGGAACGCTCGGGAGCCCGCCCGAGCCGGATGGCGCAGAGCGAGCTGTCGTTTCGTTCTTTCGAGAATTTGCTATGAAAAAGGTGTCGGGCTCAGAATGGCCGCGCCTGCCGTTCAGCGTTGTCCGAAGGTGCCCTGCTCCGCGGCGGCAACTGGAACAATGGCACGAACGCCGGCGTGTTCGCCGCCAATCTGAACAATGGGCCGTCGAACGTCAACAGCAACGTGGGCTTTCGCTGCGCCTTGTCGTTCGCCCGGCGGCCGTGAGACTTGGGGGTTCGCTGTCTGCGTGAGGGAAGTCTTTTCAGCGATGAGAAGACCACGCTGAGCCTTCTGATGTTTGTCCCAAGGCACTTCGAGCCAGACACCTGTGGCTGACCGAGCTGAGGGTGGGAAACCGCCCCCAGCTCGGGGTCCGAATCGATATCACCTGTCAGCTCCCAAAGAACTTCGGCGGTAGATACGGAAACACACCATGAATCATGACGTCAGCCGAACTGTACGAATAAAGAATTACGTCGCCCTGAGCTGTGCCGGTCGATGCGATCGTCTTCACGCGGTACGCTTTGTCCGCAGTCAGCGGCGCCGCCTCGGGATAACGCGCAAGCTCCTCGATTGCCGCGAGGACGTGCTCACGATAGCGGCGCCTGGTCTCTAACGGAAACGGCTGAAAGGCACCCATCGCACGAGCACGGCCACGAAATCGCCGTCGCGCACCTTCGGAGGCCCACCGCCATGGCAAGGCGGCGCGCTCAGTCACGGTCTTCGGCCTCCAGCGCGTCGAGCTCGACATCTTCCTGTTCGGCCGCGGCGAGCTCCTCAGCTGCTGTCGTAGTCGGCAGGGGCTCCTGGTGCTCGAAGAGCTGCCAGAAGGTCAGCAGCTCCAAGTAGCGTTCTTCGGTCACAACGACCTTGATGGGATGGCCGCGGTGGACGATGCGCAGGGCCTTGTCGTCTGTCACGTCGCCGAGAAGGGCGTTACCTTCGGGGCTTCGTATCTTGCTCACCGTAACGGTGCCGGCAAAAAGTGGCTGTTGGCTACGCGCTTTGGCGGCCGGAACCGTAAGCTCTTTGGCGGGAGCCGGTTGGGGTTCTGGTCTCATAACGTCCTTTGCCTTTCAGGATCTGTTTAAAGATCCATTTTCAGATCCTAAGGCTTATCGGCGTCTTTGTCCAGAAGCTTGAGCAGGCAATATGTAACCATTATCATTGAAATTAATCGTCCATAGCTTCAGGCGTAGCCCTTAAAAGCTCAGAGCCCAGCTCATAACCGCGGGAACGCTCAACCTTCGGCGCCTTCACTCTGGCTCTTCTTGTGCTGGGCCGGCTCGGTTCCCTTGGCCTCTGTACGCGCTCGGCCGCCCGGTCGCTAGCGCGCCAGTGGTCCTCGAGCTTTTGCCCTGCCAAGGCAAAGCCGTTTGCGTGTCAGCCTAGGTATTTTTCCTCGAGCCAAGACACTGCTGCGGTGAGATCCGCGCTTTGAGCCCACTGCATGAGTTCTCCCAGCGCGGCTGTTTCATCTGTTCCGACGTGGCGCGGAAGCACCTCATCAAAGCGAAAATAGGCATTTCGCCCGAGAATCTGTCGGCACTGGTAGTCGGCGATCCCGACGTTGGCGTCGATCATCAGGCTTGCCATCGGCTGAGCCCACTGGGCAAAGCCCCAGTCGAGAGTCTTGCCGGAGATCCACTGTGGACTGCTTCCGCTCGAAAGCGAGAAGACGCGCAGCGAGCGGAGATCCTGGCGGCCGATGTCCGGGTTGATGGCCAGAGCCACGGCCGCCATCGCCGGGTTGTTGCACCCTACTCCACCGTCGACGTAGCCCTGGTAGCTTGGAAAGTAGGTCGGCGCCGCGCTCGAGCGCAAGGCTACGTCGACCATCCGTTCCGTCCCGTCTGAATCGGCCCCGGGGTAGTTGTGGAAGAACTTCATTTTCCACGTCCTCGGGGAACCCTCGTTGTCGAGGTCGAAGCTCGGAACGAGCACGCGCCGCCTTAGATCTGAGAGCTGCTGCTCGCCGAAGGTCCGCTCGAGAAGGCGCTTGAGGTAGCCCTGGTCATAGTCAGCGCCTATGACTTTGCCCATGTCCTGGAGGTTGTCGCACCAAGAGTCGTCAAAGACCTTGGCCCCATGCTGTTCGAAGAAGGAGACAAGCTCGGCTGCCGCCCTCCCCGAGGCCAGAGACAGGGCGTTAACAGAGCCAATCGAGGTGCCCGCAAAAAGGCGCACCGATGGCAGAAACGCAGGCACGGCTTCGGCAAGTCGAGCAAGGAGCACAGCCTGGTAAGCTCCTCGCACCCCGCCGCCATCGAGCGACAAGATCCGATAGGGCTTCATGCGAGGCTCAAGCCGCATCGATATGACCCCGGGTTATGGTTTGTACCGTAAGGTCGAGCCCTTCAAGCCGACTGCCGAGTCACGTGGAAAAGCCGCCGCATCCAGCCTCGTCCAAAGGTCTTGAAGGTCGCAAGGCCCGCATAGCGCTCGGCGCGCTCAGCCATGAAGTCGACGACCAGCTGCTCACAGTCAGCCTTGGCGGCAGCGCCAAGCGTCTGAGGGCCGATGACGCCGTCGACCGTGACGCCTAAAACCTTTTGGAGGATACGAATTGCCGTCTTGGCGCCTTGATTGATGGCAGCGTCAAACACGACAAGCCGCAACTCGGCCGGCAGCTCGCTGCAACGCGCCGCATCCCAGAAGTCCCGCCGGTAGATCGCCCGCGCCTCATCGAGCGTCAGCTTCATGATCCCCTGTCGACCGAGCTTGGGATAGGCCGCAAGCGAGATGCCAAATTTCGTAAGCCCGCCGGGGTCGCGCGGGTCGTCGACCAGGCCGCCTTCCAGCTTCAAAATGATCGAGACGGCCTTACGAAATTGCACCGAGCCTCTCCCAGAGCCGACGATTTCGTGTGATCACCAAGATTTTGGAACATTCCTTGCTCTTTGTCTCGTCGGCGACGTGGCGTCGTCAGCAAACACCTGAAAAATCAGGGAAGCAGTTCGAAAAAATCGAGAGCACTGTCATGCGACTGGACATCAACGACATGTTTCGAAACGTCTGGACGGCCATCCCAGCCGGCATCGGCATTGGCGCCGGAATGAAGATCTTCAACTGGGTCTACGCTCTCCTCGACAAGATCATCTAGAGCGCACGCCCTCGAAAGCCCCTTCGCGGCCCGCCACGCCGAGAGCTTCTCGGCGTAGGTCTTCCGCTCTCCAAGCACCAGCCCGGCCTGCAAGACGTCGGGGCAAGACTCGATCGCATCGCGATAGCCTAGCTGCCGGCTGCTGTGCGGCGTATAGACCTTGAGCCGTACGCCCTGGTACTCAGGCCTCCCGGACAAAAACTCCAGAGCCGCTTGCGCCCGGTAGTGCCGTTTGGTGAAGCACACCACCAGCCGCCTCCCGTCGAAAATCCCTACCCGCTGCCGCCAGCGAATCGCTGCCAGGGAAACCTCCCTGCCGAGGCTAGAAAGCGGCATTTGAGCTGCGCGGCTTGACTCCCGGTCAGCCCCGGCAGCCTCGCCGTCATCTTCGCCAATGCCGTCGGCAAGAAGGCTTTGAAGAGAAGCGTGAACAAGGGTGAGCTTAGGCAGAGTCGCCTCTGGCTCCCTTCCCTCTGGAACCAAAAACCCCAGCCCCAGGGGGTATAACCCCCTTCTTAGATCTATTCCGCCTTGTTTTGGTGAGTTATCAAAAAGCATATCGTCGGCCAACCACGCGGGAAGCTCGCGGTCCGAAAAGCGCCCCACCATGTGGGGGAGGTTGCGATAAATCGCCTTCACGATCGAGCGAACCTGGCGGCAGTTGCGCGAATACTCGCAGCCAGGAACCTCGACCATGCGCAGCTGAATCTTCGCCTGAGCCTCTTCCCGAGAGTAGCCATGCCACTTGTAAGCAAGGGCAAGCGACGTCAGCCACGCGTTACGCTCCCCGTCCTCAACCAGCTCGGGTCTCTTGATCGAACTGACCGAGCAGAGAACCCTACCGCGAGCC